TCCGCTTCTTGACACTCATCGATGACAATTAGATGAAAAGACTTAGATTCAATTTTTGCTCTAGGGTTAGCAGTCATCATCATTAAAGTGGATCCAGAGTTTTTTAACTTTATGTTTCTAACAACTCCGGGCGTTTTAGTTGGGGTGTCGTCAATTTCTGGGTCCCCAAGAACTTCCATAGCTCTTTCGCTAGTTAAGCGAGATACTGTTCTAGAAAATAAAGTTTCTACTTGAGCTTGAATTGGGGCAAACATTCCTACCCAAACCCCATCCTGGAACTTACCTAAAAGCTCCGGATACATCTTTGCAAGCCTAGGTAAGAGAACCATGAGCGTTGCTACGGTGTTAGCTACGGTCTCAGATTTACCTGACTGACGAGAAGCTAATGCGGTAATTTCTTCACCGTCGTTTATTAATATACTTTCTATAATTCTTTTAGCTAACGGTTTTTGATAGGGGTGAAGCTCATGGCCTGTTAAAAGAGCCATAAATTGCATAATCTTATCTATTAACGCAAGAACAAATTCTTTAGATAGCTCGTCAAGCTCTTCTTCTTCGTGAAGTTCTTCAAAATCTTCTGTTTCTTCTTCGAGGTCTTCATTTTTTGAGTATAACTCATCATCCTCAAAATCTTCAAAATTATCCTCACTTTCATCTTCGTACTCTTGGAACTCAAAATCTTCTTTCATTGGTGCCTCTCACTAAGAGTAGCTAGCACCGCTAATAGAGCTTCTGCTCCAAGCTTTGCTTCATTTAAATAAAATTTTTCTTTGCCTGATTGCCAAGTAGAAAGATTACGACTTACGGAGTAAAGAGTAGTTTCTGACCAAGCTATTAGTTCAGTAGTAGGAAGAGTTTCTACTCTTTTTTCTATTTTACTTTTTTCTTTAGCGGCAGGGGTTTTTTTAAACATCGTCTTTCTCCATATCCATATTCCGTATGTATTCCCAATTTACTTCGGTTTTAGGTAATCCACGACCCTTTATTGCATATGTAAGGGCCTGGCTTTCAGTATACCCAGTTTTTCTCCAGACACCAACAACTACAGCTTTTTTGGTAAAAGGTAGTCTTATTGCATATCCGGTGCCACGTCTAAAAGGAGGATCTAGCTCCTGAGTATCCGCTTTATCAAAAAATACTCTTGGTTTAATGGGGTACGTTAATGGGTGCCAATAAACGTTTCCAATATCTCTAGTCTGCATATTATCGTCTAGGTAACGTAGCTTTCTGTATTTGTGCAGCCCTTGCTAAAGTATAAGCTTCGGCTCTCATATCTGCTGGTAGATCGGTTACAGATGCTGGTCCTCTAGGTTTATAGTCTAATACATCTTTTATGTACTGCCACTTACTTTCAAGCTCTCTAAAAGTAAGCCATTCGTCTAAATCTACATCATAGTAGTTGTACAGGGTGGAGTCCCTAAACATAACGGTCAAAACAGATCTTCCTGGGTTGTACGCGGCCGCTACAGTTCTAGGACGATCAGGATTACTAGTTTTTGTTGGTACTTCATATAAACCAGGTTCACTATATCCCGCAGGAGAATAGGCGGCATCATCTTCTGGTGAGATCGCATATGCGGGATCTTTAGTGTTTATGTTGGCACGCATACCCCTTGAGTCAATATTTTTTTCTATATATTCTTCACCAAATTGTTCTAGGGGTTCCATAATGGACTTGCGTCCTTTTTGAAAAGCCCATTGAAGATCTTCTGGTAAAAGAGATTGTGCCTGTTGTTGATCGCTAAGTCTATTTCGTCTTAGGTAAGAGGAAGCTTTTCTTCCCGCCTGAACGGAGGGAGATTTTTTAGGTTTTTTAGGTGGCATACTAGGCCTCGCATATATGGGTCTCTAATTGAGACTCCGCTATTAATAATTCACAAAGGTTGCATCTAAACCACTTTGTTTCTTTAAAATTATTTTGAGCAGTGCCCTCTATTGGCACGTCTTCTTGCCCGTTATCTGCTTGACGATCGTAGTCGTAGATAACTTTAGACTCCGCTAAAATTTCTGGAGGGAAAGGTCCCTTAGGACGAGTTACTGTAGAGGGTACTGAATGAGCTTGTTTAGTTACTATCTTTTCTATCTTCATCTTTAGCTGCTTCCTCTAGAACTTTTTCTGTTTTCTTTTTAATTACTGGTTTTGTTAGTTCTGGGAGAGTTGCTTCAGGAGCCTCAACTACGGCCTCAACAACCTGCACGATAGGTTCTGACTCATCAAAAGAGAAATTAGCGTTTATAACTGCGTTCTTTTGCTTTTCCATAAGTTTCCTTTCAAAGGATTTAGTCTACAGGATAAATTTGTCCTTTTTGTCCGATTTTAATTTATTTAAGGTTGTTGGTTGCATCAGTACTGTAGTTACTGCTAGGGTAAGACCTATGGCCGGGTAAAACCGGCCATTAGCACCTCCGTAACAAAAGGGTTGCAGACCGAATTCAGCAGAAAGAGGCTGAATTGCTTGGTATGAGTGACAGGCATACTGAATTAGGACTGGCCCTCTAGCCTAGGAGATAGAGTGCAAAAACATGAGACAAAAGCAAAACTTGCGATACTAATCGCTTACTTAATGCTCGTATATCCCTCACTAGCCTTTGCTGATGGGAGGAGCTCAAAACCTCAAGAAATTCAACTTGAGGTTAAGGTCGAATCAACCAATCCTCTAGATCTGTATAGGAATGCAAAAACCCTTACCGATGAAGAATTAGTTGATTTATTGTCTGCGGTTGGATTTGAGGGTAAGGCCCTTAAAACAGCTTGGGCAATAGCCAAAAAAGAATCAAATGGTAGGCCTAAGGCCCATAACGATAATATAAACACCGGTGATAATTCATACGGCATCTTTCAGATTAATATGATCGGAAGTCTAGGCGATTCTCGTAGAGAGAAGTTTGACCTGAAAGAGAACTCTGATCTATTTGATCCAGTTAAAAATGCTGAAGTCGCTTACTACATGAGTGCAAAAGGCACTAATTTTGGTGCCTGGGGTCTTGGACCACAGGCGTATGATGGCGATCCATCTGAACCAAAAGTCTTAGAGTGGATGAATAAATTCCCTAATTAAAGCAAAAGGGGCCGGATATTTCCGGCCCCTTTATGCTGTCTAATCTATTTTAATACTTTATACCCATTAGCTTCGAGTAAATCAATGGCTGCTTGTATCTCTAGTGATACTGGGGGTGTGGGGGCACCCACTTTTGGAGATCCACCCTTAAACTTAGGGCGACCAAAGCCTACGATTGAAACTTGTACGTTAGCTTTATTCTTTTTATAAGCCCTAAGTTGTTTGCAAACTTCTCCGCCATTTCTTTGGCTTCCGCTTTTGCGATTAGTGGTGTTACCTTCAATGCACCAGACGGTTCCATCTTCGTTGTCTTTGATAACAATCCCTACATGAGAGATCCTATCTACACCGTCTGAGGGAAAATCAAAATAGGCAAGATCTCCTGGTTCTGGGTCTGCTACATCTCCATCAATCCATGCGCTTTTTTTCTTAAATGCTGCTGCACCGCTAGGAGTGTAAACAGTATTAGGAACTTTTACTCCAGCTTCGTTAGCGCACCAATTTACGAATGACCCGCACCATGGTTGAAAATTAGCCTTTGTGTAAGCACCGTACTTTGTTTCGTTGTCCTTAGGTCCTTCAATAGTTCCTAGTTCACCTTTAGCAACTTCAATAAGACGTGCTGCTGTTCCTTGGTCTGCCATTAGTCTTTGTCCCAATCAGTATCAACTGGTTGCTCTGCTGGCATTTGACCATCAGGTTTTGCTGCTAGACGTGCAGCTGTGGCATCAATTTCGGCTTCAAGCTTCTTATCAGCCTGTGTGTTCTTTGCGTCCATTTCTTTATTTGCTAACTGTGCGGCCATAATATCTTTAGCGCCAGACTGTCCAATTAAAAGACCGGCAAGAGTTCCAGTGATAAATGTGGCTACGCTACCAAGTACGTTAAAGAACATTTTGTCATTTTCTGATTGAACCCCTATGGGTTGGGTTACAAAAAGAAGGCCATAGAGAATTCCTATAGCAGTAAAAAATAAAATTGAGCCTAAAGTAATGCCAAGAATAAATTTTAATCTTGCATCTAATTCTTGAGGTGTTAGACGTTCTTTACTCATTTGGTGTTCCTTGTTCTGTGGTTACGGTAGAACCATCTGTTTTAACTAAGTCTACAGGACAAGTTCCGGAAGCAGTGCAGATAGGTGGTTTACATTCCGCTTTTTCCCAATTTGTAGGGTCTTGGCAGGGATATCTAAAATGCCCATCATAGCCACAGCCCGACACAAACATTAAAGATAAGGCGACTAAAACTAGTCTAAACTTAATCATCTTCTTTTGGGTTCCTTAGGGGATAGGTTACTGACCAAGCTATTAGAGTTCCTATAATGGCATAGCCTACAACCGTTTTTGCGCTCCCGTCTAGAACAACCCAAGCAATAAACATTCCAAGAACTGTCCAAAGTTGTTCTATCATATCTTTTAGAAGCTTTGTCACGTTATTCGTCTCCTTACTATCTTGTCTCCACCTTTTGTGGAGCTCCCCTGTGGTGCCCCTCCGCCACCAGATCCTCCGGTGGTAGTGGATTGGGCCGCCATAGACGCAGCCCCAATTGCAGCCTGGCCAGCAATGACCGCAGCTACAATTACTTTTTCGGATTCTTCTCGTTCTTCAGGAGACATATCTGCGCCAACATTTGCTAACGCAACTAGTGCCATACCCGGTTCGCTAAATAGTGTGCCAAGTAACTCTGCTGGATTCTCAAGTAATACCAAAGCAGCAGCGATTTCTGCTGTAATTATGACAGCATTTCCGTCTTCATCAGTCCTAACCTCAACAGGAGTAGCTGGGGGCAAGTCCGCATAGGTTAATCCAGCTTCTTTTATAGCCTCTGCTGTAACTGCTTTGTCTCCGGCTTGTTCTAATAGATTGCTTACTGCTTCTTCTTTTGGTGTATCATTGGAAGATGATTCTGTGGACTGATTTTCTTGCGTTGTCTCTTGTGACTGCTGTTGTTCTTCTTCTTCCTCAACTACGTCAGTTGGGTCCGAAGGATCCGAAGTTTCTTCGTTTGTTTTTCCGCTATCTTCCGGTTCTGTTGGCTCTTCTGTGGGTGTCGATGGCTCTTCTGTGGATTGATCAGACGGCTCAGTAGATGAGTCTGTCGGTTGATCTGTATCGTCTTCAGGAAGATCTCCAGGATTCTCAGAATCGTTTGGAGTGTCTGATTGAGTGTCATCTTCAGGAGTATCCGAAGAATCTTCTTCCGGATTTTGTGTTTCCTCTTCAGAAGGTTCTTCGACAGGCTCTTGAGGAGATTCAGGCTCTACAGGATTCTCAGGTTCGACCGGAGGTTCAACAGGCGATTCAGGATCTGCAGAAGGATCCTCAGCATCAGGAGTTGA